CCTCTAGTCTGTAAAGTGACTAGACAGTTTAGACAGTGACTATGCAGTATAGTGCATGTACATGAAGTATAGTGCATGACTAGACAGTACAGTATAATTATGACTGAGCAGTCACTTTTTAGCCTACAAAGTCATGGGGGGAGGGGTGTGGCTTATGAGTTTATCTTTGTAGGAGCCTCTAACGTTCACAAAAAAGGCTATAAAGCAATTAATTAGGGACAGATTAGACCACACCACTTAAAGCGCTAAGTAGTTGATCGGTAAAGAAAACTAGACAGACTAGACAATCCGCTGTGTACGGACTTAATTGGGGACAGATTAGAGCTTAAAAAGTAAGCAGTTATCTGACTTGAAACTTACTGGACAGACAAGAAAGTGTAAAAGATGTAAATATTTGTAACAAAATGAAGAAAAAGCTTGACAGATTGAACTTTGTATGGTATAATATACATATAAGGTTATGATAGTTCTAGTACGCTTGGTTGGACGTACAAGACTAAAGAGGAATCTGGACAGTTGATACAACGAATGTATAAGTTAAATACTATAAGAAATACTTACAATAAGTACTTATAACAATAACTTAGTAAGTTCTTAACTTATACGTTCCTTTAAAGTACTTTAAGTGCATAGATGTTTTGTCTATAGCACAGTTAGTTGTCTCCCTAAGAAAGGATAAAGACAAATGGATCAAGAAGAACCCGTTAAGCGTAAAGCTGGAAGACCCAAGAAGTCAGAGCTAAAAGAAATAAAAGAAAGTAGATCAGTAGGTCGTCCCAAAGGTGAGGCTGCAATCATCAATGAGTATAAGCTCCGTATGCTTAACTCACCTAAGTCAGCCAAAGTCTTAGAGGCTATATACGATGCAGCTCTGAACGATGAACATAAAAACCAAGCAGCAGCATGGAAACTGATTGTCGATAGGATTGTACCTGTGTCTTCCTTTGAAGCTACAAAGCAGGGTAACGGTACACCTCAGATCAGCATCAACATTACTGGCTTGAACCAACCTATGGTCAGCACCGATGAGGACATAATTGATGTCTGAACTTAACTTTGCTTTACTTAACTGGCAACAGACTGTCTTTAAAGACTCTCATCGCTTCAAAGTGGTAGCTGCTGGTCGCCGTTGTGGTAAGTCCCGTCTGTCTGCTGTAACGCTGCTTATCGAGGCTTTAAACTGCCCTGAAGGGTCAGCAGTGATGTACATTGCTCCTACCCTCGGGCAGGCCAGAACAATTATCTGGGACTTGCTGCATGACTTAGGTCGTCCAGTGATCAAGTCCTCCCACATTAACAACTTGGAGATTACCCTTGTCAACGGTAGAAAGATCCTCGTTCGAGGTGCTGATAATCCTGATAGTCTTCGTGGTGTGTCCCTTGTGTACGTGGTACTGGACGAATGTGCTTTCATTAAGCAGGAGATTTGGGAGAAGGTTATCCGTGCTGCTTTGTCGGACAAAAAAGGTAGGGCTTTATTTATCTCTACTCCGTCTGGTCGTAACTGGTTTTACGATGCTTTCAAGCTTGGTAAAGAAGGTACTGACGAAGAGTGGAAGTCATGGCACTACACCACCCAAGATAACGAAACAATAGATCCCAAGGAAATTGAAGCAGCCAAGCGTACACTCAGTAGCTTTGCTTTCAAGCAGGAATACCTGTCTAGCTTCGATACATCAGGATCTGACATCTTCAAGGAACACTGGATCAAGAAGGGTGAAGAACCCCGGGATGGTTCCTACATCATTGCCATTGACTTGGCAGGCTTTGAAGACATATCAGACGGTACACAGAACAAGAAGAGACTAGACGAATCAGCTATTGCTGTCGTTAAAGTCACTGATGATGGTACTTGGTGGGTAAACAAGATTGAGCATGGACGATGGGACATTAAAGATACCTGTATGCGTATCTTAAAGAACATCAAGGAGTTTCAGCCACTGGCTGTGGGGATTGAGAGAGGAACAGCTAAGAATGCTGCCTTGACCATCCTACAGGACATGATGAGGCAGTACAACACCTTCGCTCATATCCAGACACTTACTCACGGGAATAAGAAGAAGACAGACCGTATCATCTGGGCCTTACAAGGACGGATGGAGCACGGTAAGGTTATCCTTAACGAGGATGGTGAGTGGAGTGACTTTGAAGACCAGCTCTTGATGTTCCCTACCAAAGGCGTACATGATGACTTGGTGGATGCTCTTGCTTATGTTGAACAACTTGCCCTCAACTCTTTCGTTCCTGACTATGAGGACGATGAGTATGAGGTTTATGACGCTATATCGGGGTACTAAATGAAACAAGGTTTATACGCGAACATTCACGCCAAGCGTAAACGCATTGCTGAAGGCTCTGGCGAGAAGATGAAGAAACCCGGAGCTAAGGGTGCTCCCACAGCAGAGGACTTTGAAGAGTCTGAAAAGACAGCTAAGAAGAAACCTAAGAAGAAGGTTAAATCAAATGGCTACTAAGAAGAAAGACTCCCGACTGGAGAATGCAGGCGTTGATGGTTATAACAAACCTAAGCGTACTCCTAACCACCCTACCAAGAGTCATGTCGTTGTTGCCAAAGAAGGTGACAAAGTAAAGACTATTCGCTTTGGTCAGCAAGGTGTTTCTGGCTCTCCCGAGGATGAGGATGAAACAGAAGCTGAACGTAAACGTAGAGAGAGCTTTAAAGCACGACATGCCAAGAACATCGAGAAGGGTAAGATGTCCGCTGCATATTGGGCTGATAAGGTCAAATGGTGAGAACACATGGAAAATAACTTAGAACAGAGTCAGTATGACGAACCCACCGAGTCGGACAAAGAACTGGCTGATTGGGTTGTCTCCCACACTGACAAGTGGCGCGACTATCGTGACCAGAACTACCTGACCGAGTGGCAAGAGTACGAACGTATCTTTCGTGGTCAGTGGGCCGCTGAAGACCGTACCCGCGACTCAGAGCGTAGCCGTATCATCTCCCCTGCCACTCAGCAGGCGATTGAGACTCGACACGCTGAGATCATGGAAGCTATCTTCGGTCAAGGTGAGTGGTTCGACATTGAGGATGACATCCGTGATGTGAACGGTACTCCTCTGGATGTGGAACAGATCAAAGCTCAGTTGATGGAAGACTTCAACCGGGATAAGATTAAGAAAGCTATCGACCAGATTGAATTGATGGCCGAGATCTACGGTACAGGTATCGGTGAGATCGTTGTCAAGACCGAGAAAGAGTATGCTCCTGCTACTCAAGCTATTCCCGGTGTTGAAGGTCAAGCAGCTATCGGTGTGGTCGAGAAAGACCGTATTGCCGTTAAGTTGGTTCCTGTGAACCCTAAGAACTTCTTGGTTGATCCTAACGCTACATCCTTGGATGATGCTATGGGCTGTGCCATTGAGAAGTTCGTATCGGTACACAAGGTCGTTGAAGGAATGGAAAAGGGTATCTACCGTAAGATTGACTTAGGTACTGATGGCCCCGATGATGACTTAGAAGTTACCGAAGAATCAGTTTCCTACCAAGATGGTCGTGTGCGTATGCTCACGTACTACGGTTTGGTTCCTCGTGAGTACTTAGAGCAGTTGGAGAACGAAGAAGAGGTTGCTGACCTGTTCCCTGAAGACTCTTTGGCTGATGACTATGCTGAGTTGGTGGAAGCTATCATCGTTATTGCTAACGGTGGCAAGCTCCTGAAGGCTGAAGCTAACCCCTACATGATGAAGGATCGTCCTGTCATGTTGTACCAAGACGATACAGTCCCCGGACGTGTGTGGGGTCGTGGTACAGCGGAGAAAGCCTACAACATGCAGAAGGCCATTGACGGTAGTTTGCGTATGGACAGTGATGCCCGTGCCCTTACAGCCGTTCCTATGATGGCTATGGACGCTACTCGCTTGCCTCGTGGTGCTAAGTTCGAGGTTAAACCCGGTAAATCGTTCCTGACTAACGGCGATCCTAACCAGATTATGATGCCTTTGCGCTTCGGAACACCTGATGAGTCCTCTGTTAGAGCCTCTCAGAACTACGAACGACTGTTATTGCAAGCTACAGGTACTGTTGACAGTGCTGGCATGCCTTCAGCAGCTCCTCGTGACGCTGGTGCAGGTGGTATGTCGATGGCTATGGCAGGCATTATCAAGAAATATAAGCGTACATTGACGAACTTCCAAGAAGATTTCTTGATTCCGTTCATCAATAAGGCTGCTTGGCGATACATGCAGTTCGATCCTGAGCGTTACCCCTCTGTAGATGTGAAATTCATACCTACAGCTACCTTGGGTATCTTGGCTCGTGAGTTTGAACAACAGCAATTCATTGCCTTGTTACAGACATTAGGCCCAGACACACCAGTTCTGCCTCTGATTCTCAAGGGAATCTTGGGTAATAGCTCTTTGAGCAACCGAAATGAACTGATTGCTGCCTTGGATCAGATGAGTCAGCCTAACCCTGAAGCTCAACAACAGGCTCAGATGGCTCAAGAAGCTGCTATGGCTAAGTTGCAAGCTGATTTGGCCTTGTTACAGGCTCAGACACAGAAGGCTGCTGCTGAAGCACAACAAACAATGGTTGAAACTCAGTTGATGCCTGAAGAGTTGCGTGTAAAGGTGGTGCAAGCCGCTGCTACGAACCTCGATCAGGATGCTGATTTTGCTAAACGCATGAAACTGGCTGATTTGATGTTGAAAGAGAAGGATATTGACTCTAACGAGCGTATCGCACTCGCACAGATGAGCAATCGTCAGCCGCAATAAACAAATGAAAGGAGTTTCCCCTCATGGATAAGGAACTTCAAGTGTATTACGAAGAAACCTTCTCGACAATGTCCACCAAGGGGTGGGCGTTCTTGATTGAAGACTTCACCAAGTTAAAACAAGAGCTAGAAAATATCCGCACGGTCAAAGACGCACAATCTTTATCTTACCGTCAGGGCCAACTGGATATTCTGGATCTTCTTTTAAATCGCAAGAAGACATGTGAAGAGGTTTATGAACAACTACAACAGGAGGTACAGTAATGCGCCGTATGTTTGAATTTGTTTGTGAAGATGGACACATCTCCGAAGCATTAGTTGATGAAACCATCAGGGAACTCGCTTGTCGAGCCTGTGGTAAAGAGTCAACGAGAATTGTTTCTATGGTTCGTTCAAAGTTGGAAGGCATCTCCGGTGCTTTTCCATCTGCGTATGACGCATGGGAACGAAAGAGAAGTGAGAAACTGGCACAAGAGAGGAAAGCCTCTTACGCTGTTCCAGAGTAACATTTCGCATTAACGGGTAAGTACTGAGGAATCAGTATTCACATTTCATAGTCCTATAATCTCAAGAGAGACAGGAGAATAATAGTATGGCACTTATTGAGCAAGAATCGTTTGACCCAACACTGGATACGATTGATGAAGAACAGGCACAAGAGACTCCCGCAGTGGAACAAACTCCCGAGCCTGTAGTAGTAGAGAAGGTAATTCCTGATAAATACAAAGACAAGTCCTTAGAGGATATTGTTAAGATGCACCAAGAAGCTGAAAAGATGATTGGGAGGCAAGCACAGGAAGTACATGAAGTACGTTCATTAGCGGATCAGCTCCTCAAACGGCAACTCGAAAGCGACAATAAGGTACAGACTGTTGAAAGTACGCCCGAAGTTGATTTCTTTGAGAATCCTCAAGATTCTATTAAACGTGCAATCGAGAATAACCCCGCAGTTCTGGAGGCTAAACAGGCCAACCTTGAGCTTAAACGGATGAAGACAGCGCAGCAGCTTGCTTCCAAACATCCTGACTTTGGCAGTATTGCCAACGACACTGGATTTCAGGAGTGGGTCAAGGCAAGTCCTGTTCGTCTGAGTTTGTATGCCAAGGCTGATGCAGAGT